CCAAGCAGTGATCCGCCGCGCCGTAGCAGGGCAACGCTAGAAATAAAAAGGGCGATCGCGCCCTTTACTCACTTACTCACACAAGGACTAAGACAAATGATCCACGCCGTTACCGCCTTTAATCACACGCTACCTAAAGACTTTGAAAATATTGCCGCGTCTTACTGGACAGTAGGAACGCAAGCTAATTACGGAGATGCGTTTATCAGGATCTACAACGCTCCTAGCTATGGCGGCTACCTCTACCGAATTGATCAGCAGTTTCTAGGATATTACCGCTTGTACTGTGGGTCGCCCAACGGCTTTAAAAGCTTCAACGAAGCGCGGGAGGATGCGATCGCACTAATCGATCAAGTAAACGCCTATCATGAGGCTGTTGTTGACCACTGCCGCGCTCCTGAGTGGCTTGCCCCTGTACTCAACGAACGCGGCTTCATCAAAAAACCTGACACTGACAAGCGCGTGTTTTTATGGTATGCAATGAACGTCTCAGTAATTGGCGGTTACGGTATCGAGCGATCACTTAAATTCTCTGAATATCGAGGCAGGGACATTTTTATTGATCTGCCTTTTGCCCACATAAAGATCAGGGGTAAAGCGATCAAGGTAAACGAATGGATCAGTGATCAGGTTTATTTCTTTTATGGCAAAACTTACAGATTGAAAGGTAGGCTGCTTGATGATTTAAGCGATTGTCTACCCTTTTAGGCAGCAGCCAGACAGAGTAACGCCCTAACTAATAAGCGCCCAAGTTGTCTCAAATTTGGGCGCTCTTATTTTGTTTAAGTTGGAATGACTTGGATTGAGACGGCGGCGGTCAATAGCTTCTCTTTTACAACAATCTTTGCAGGGATGTTATTAGCTTTAAACGAGTTAGCGAGCGCCGTCATTTCCTCAATTGTGAAACGGCTGTCTGCTGGCATCTGACCAACGATCGCTTCAAGGCAAGTCTTTAGAGCGTCAAGATTGCCAAAAGCGATCGCCGTGGGTAGCATCCCTTGCAACATGGGAGAGGCTTTTGTATTCATTGCTTTTAAAAGTAAATGTCCTAGTTTCCCGTTAGGGGATAGATCGGCGTTTAAGCCTGAGTAGTTAGCCGATCGTGGTATTCCTTGCACGTCTGGGATCTCGTGGTACTCTTCCGCCTCAACATCCCAGTAAAAGCGCCCTGGTGTTGGTAGCTCTGGCTTAACCCGAACTTCTCCATCTTTATAGTACAAACGCCCTAGATCGTCTGGATCTAAATCATCGGCAGCGGCGATCGCTTCAATGGTCTGATATTGATCCATATCAATACCTCGAAACTCCCCAACTATTTGACCGCGATCAGTATCCGGCTCTATGTCTACAAAAAAGCGCCTAGGCATAACAATTAAGGCAGGAATGGCAACAGGACGATCCTACCTGAATTTTGCCTATATTGACCTCCAGGGGATGAGCTAGACAGATTAACGGCATCGTTACCAAAAGCGCCGCCTGTGCCACCTGGGAAAAATGACGACATTCCCGGTTGTGTTGCAATATTGCCAGCATTGAATAATCCAGACAATCCGCCCAAAACGTTGATCGTCCCTGCAATTGTTGCGGGTAAATTTGGCGATATCGCTTCAAAGATCCCGCCTGTACCTCCCGATCCGGGTGCGCCGCCGTTAGCAGTTGTTGTGGTTGTCCTTACTGCGTCTGATCCGTTGCCGCCATTAAGGTTAGCAACAAAGGTTGGATCAAAAATTGCATATCCCGGAGATTGTAAGCTGATACCCCCACCACTGCCGCCGCCGCTTCCTGAGGCTGTAGAAGCCGTTCCGGTGTTGTTTGGGCTAATTACTGGGTTAACTGCATTACCGCCGTTTGCGTTAATTGTACCGCCTACTCTAAAACCAACTTGGGCTTTAACGATTAGACATCCGCCTCCGTCTCCTGCCCTGCCTGTCTGTATTGTGTTAGTTACGGAGTTGTCTCCCTTGTTGATTGCGCCAGCTTGCCCACCACTCCCGACAGGGGATAGATCATTAGGATACCTAAAAGCGTTTGTCCCGTATCCGCCCTGGCTTCCAAAGTTTTGCCCCATAGCGAAACCAAATAGAGTTACTGACACCATCCCACTGGAGATCACGTTACCGCCGCCCGGTGAAGCCTCAAGAATATTTACTATGCTCCCAGGCTCAAAGATTGCCTCGCCAGTGCAATCGAGTTGAAGGAATTTTTCTACAATCAAAGTTGCCCCGTTCACTAATCTAAAGTTCCTTAGGCGGCGCTTGCCTGTCATTCTTGTGGTTCCAACTGGAACGACTAGATCGCCCTCTCCACCACTACCAGCAAAGGAAACTAACAGCGGCTCAAAGCGGGTTGCCTGTATTGTGATTGCCGACGCTGGCAAGTCATCCAGGACTAGGAAAAGCGATCCTCTCAGTGTTGTTGTTGTTGATTTGGCGGCAGGAACGCTAACAGTGTCAGACCAGTAGGCGAACAAAGTCCCATCAGTCAAAAACAAGCCTACTTCTCCCACTGGGTTACACGCTACCCCTGGATTGTTGGAGCTTCCAGGAAACTCATAATCTAACTGCCTTGTGTTTGTGCTTATCTGTTGAGATCGCAGGATAGGAACCCTCGCAACTTCTGCGCCTAATGCTGTGTGAGTAATTAGCGGCTCACGCCGCGCCGTCCCTATTGCAATCCGATTGATTGTGATACTCGCGCCCGCGTTGTTTGCGGCGATCGCCGCGTTTCTTCCTGCTGTTGTAATTCTAAGAGCGAACATTTGTACTACTACCTTGCTATAAGTTCAAATCCACTAGATACCATTGCGATCGCGGGTCTGGAACGTCCATCAACGGAGCGCCATACATCAAAATTCATGATTAACTCATGATTGTTACGGACAACGCCGATGCGTTGCCGCGCCTCAGCATCTAATGATAGATCCAACCTCAGTAGATGCGATCGCGCTGGTTTAGAGGCGTTAATAATTGCGATTACGCGAGTTTGCAAAGCTGTACCCAAATCACCTAAATAGGTGTATTGAGAATCGTCAATCGACAAAGTAACAACAAAAGTATGAGGTGTGGTGTTCAATTCCCACCACTCAACAAAGTTAATTTTGATGTTTAGGCTGATTTCAACAACCAACTTAACGCCGTGTCTGGTGCCAATGTAGCGCCAGATCTCAATTGCTCGTTTCAGTAATGCACGGCGACGATCTTCGGGCAAGTTGTCAGGTAGAAAACCCTCTAACCTAAACTGCTGTAACAGGTGTGGGATTGCGTCGGGCTGTACCGTATCAATGTTATACAACTCAAGTTTATCTACATCAAAATAAAGCAATCCCCAAACAAGCTGTAGAAAGGCGATCGATCTTTCATCTCTGACACTTGAGGGAATCAAGCGCCGATCCGCGTCTCCGTCTGAATATGGCTTGACACCGCTAGGCATAATTAACCCGTAGTGACTCCTACAACTGTGATTGTCGGCGGCTCGGTCAATCTTGCCCACTGTGTAATGTTTAGCGCTTGGTAGGTAGCAGGCGAGATAATCTCAACCCTAAACACACCATAAACACCGCCCTGCTGAGAGGCGATAGGCACAATTGCGCTAATTAATTGCTCTGGCACGATATCAGCGCCTAGCCTTGAAGCCCAGTTGTCCGTAATTTTCTTAACTTCTGCCCTTGTTTGTGCGATCGCATTGTCAGCAACAGCGTAATTGTAAAGAGTTAGCCTAATGTTGATCGTGTAATCCACTGGGAGTGGATCGAGTACCTCAACTAAATCTGTGAGCGGTCGAACCCTTTCAGCGTTTAATTTACTTGCTACAAGCGACCTGATCTCTGGTGTTGGCAAACCTGCTTGAGTCAGAACATAGATCCTAACTCTTGCTAGTGGGGCAACCGTTGCTTGAACCCTGGAAACATTACTACTCGCCGTCGTCATTGCAACGGTTTTAGCATCTGCAAGAGTTGCCGCCGCCTGAACAGCCGCGCTGACTTGGGAGACAAGCGCTTGCAGTTCGCTAATTACCGAGTTTGGATCGGGAGATACAACGCCGATATCTTGGATAAACGGAGAGGCTGAAAGCGCAAAATACCTATAAGCCTCAATAGAACCTGCAACACTAAACGCAGCAGGAGCTAGCTTAATTCTTGACCTTAAGCGATCATCTGCCTCATCCCCTACGCCGCCGCTTGAGATCGTCGTGTTTGCAACTTTAACCTCAAGGGGAGAAGCGGGAGGATCAATGACTACATTGATAGTGTCGGCAACATAACGATTAGTCAGATCGCCTGTCTCTTGCGATCGCGCTAATACCAGCACAGCAGTATTACGCGCCGTTGAACCGCTTGGAGTGCCTCGAATAAAAGCATCCTCTGTCGTCTCAAATACAACTTTTCTATCAGCAGTTCTGACCCTAGTGCCTTTTGGGATGAAGATGTCAACCGTTTGGGCAACGTCGATAAAAAAGCGCAAAGTTGAGAGTGCCGCCGATGCTGGCAACCTTGCAACACCTAGCAACGCACCTAGTTGTTCCAAATTTGCGCCCATTGCGTAATTCACTAGCGACTGTTCACCAGTGAATTGAAACTCTGTCTGAGCAAGTGTGTAAAGGTAAGTACTAAAGTCTGCAAGTAAATATTCGTACTGTGCAGGGTAAATAGTCTTATCCAGTAGTCTTGAAAAGCTAGCAAGTAGCTCTGTATGGGTCTTTGCCGGATCAATGTCCACAAAGACGGGTTTAGGCGGTATCCTTTCAGCCGCGCCTGAAAATGTCATGTTATTGCGCTCCTGAGTGTAATTGTTGCCTCCCCTGAGGTAGTACTATCCTTGACCGTCCAATAGACAGTTAAAAGCAATTCACCTTTGGCAGCGTTGCCCTCTACTACAACCCTCTGAACGTTTACTCTTGGTTCCCACAGTGCGATCGCGTCTATAGCGTCCCTAATGATTAGCGGTCGTGCTGTGTTTATAGGCAAGTCGATGTGATCAAGAATGCGCGATCCAAATGGTCTAAGCGCGTCTTGTCCTGGATAGGTTCTAAGGATCGTCTCGATGCACTGCTGAAGATCGACCAAATTTGAGACAACTTGAGGCGCTCCAATCCGCGCCTGCTTCCAAACTTCCGCTATTGAGTACCATTCGTCAGTTGAATAAGTCATGCAACAATTCGCCAGCTAAAATTGGCAATCGTTGATCCTGCCGCGCCCGGTTGTGTCAAATTGATCGCCGTTCCTGCCGTCCCTGCTGCATCAGCGTTAAACTGTTGCCAAGCTGTTGATCCGGTTCTGAGAGCGGTGATAGTTGCCGCTGCTGCACTAGTTAATACTCGAAAAATGATCGCGCCCTGTCCAACTTGGTTTACTGTAAACTCTGTCATCTATTACCAACCTCTAGAGATTATTGTGAACCCACCATTATCTAAAGCGTTGAGGCTTGCCGCCTCTTTTCCATTCAAGGTGTATGAGCCGCCTTTGTATGCAACTTTGCCTGAGTTAATGGTTAGATTTGTACATTTTAATTCAATGCTGCCATCTGGGTTAAGCGAGATTGACGCGCCGCCAGAGTTGCTTAATTTGATCGCGCCGTCCTTGACGCTAACGTTTAGCTCGTGAGATTTGCGATCAAAGCTAAATTGCGATCCGTCCTTGCTTTTGTGGAGGATCAGATCCTCGGAGGATGCGATCGCCTTGCTCTTTCCGTGGTAGTACCCTCCCAGGATCACCCCGTCTCTGAGTTGCGGATCGGTGAGTACCCAAACGGGTTGCTGTAAGTCTGGCATCCAATAAGAGGCGCTATCAAGGCTATGGAAGTTAAGGACAGCTAACCACCATGAGGGAATATTTAGATCGGGGATAAACGCACGCGCTCGCTGTGTTGCCGGATCGATTGCTGAGATTGTGCCTTTGTACAGCTTAAGAGATCCTTGCACTTATTAGCCTCCTCTATTTACTGGCTCAAGTCTAATCACGTCTATTGTCACTCGGTAGCCTCCCTGTCTATTCAAGTTGTGAACAAGCGATCGCGCTTGATACTTACCGCTATACTTACCTACTCCTTCCAGCGTGAAATTAGATCCGGCGCTTAGCTGGGTTATCCCTTCCATCTCAAGCCGTCCTTTTATTTGC